ATCATTTTTGTTGGTTAAATGAGCCATAAAAGTTGTATTTATGGCTCATGTATAGTTTTAAATTAAATAGTTATTTGATTTCGCAAGCACCACCAGCACAAGCAAGTATTTCTGAGAACGACGTCGCATCAAAATCCTCTGAAACTAATGACATGTCAAGATTAACGCTTAATAAATCGTTCATCATTCTCTCATATGTTTCCTTAGAACAGTCTTCAAACGGTGTCTGCTTATATGTTCCACCATCTTCTGGTAATACAGATAGACCATTATAGTATTTTTTGTTCTCCCACATCCAGCTACTAATTTCTTTCCATTCACTAGGTTTAACTGTAACAGTGCAAGACACATTGTGTGTATTAGCACCATCAACTGTGCCTGGTTGAACCCAATCTTTAGATATTTGTTTAACTCTTTCAAGCAAATCTAATGCAGACTCTTTTCTAGTTATAGCTCCATCTGGTGCTTTTTGTGGAATAGATAAAACTGCTGTTGTTGTTGGACTAAAGAACTCGTCTTCTAAAAATCCTTTTGGTAACACAGCGTTTAAGTATTTATATATAGCTTCATTTTTACCTATACGCATTCTTCTAATATAGTATTCACTATGCCAAGCATGAATCCCACTACTAGTACCTAAAACTAAACTAGTTGTTCCAGCTGGTTTAACACAAGTAGCCCTTGCCGCTTGGTTTATATTTATTTTATTAGCATAAAAAGCATTTGTGCTCTTAACAGTCTCTGCGGCTTTGTTGAAGCTTAAACCTAAAACATTTTTATCAGCTATACCCGTCATAGATACGCCGATTAACGCATCTTTTTCTGTAGTCCTTTGCCATATATCCCTTAGATAATGAAAGTCTGTATAACCAGCTTGTAACGTTCCTAAGAATGCCGCAGCAGAACTACAGTTATCAAAGTCCTCTTGATCTTCAATTGTAGACATGTTAATCTCAGTCAAATTACAAAACTGATATGGTCTTAAAGCTATTTCGCAACATGGATTTGTACCCCAGGTTTTATCGTTGGTTAAGTATATACCAGGTTCACCAGATCCAGATGCTTCTACTCTTTCCATTAGATTAAAGAAGGTCTCTTTATCGATCTTGTGTCTTAATAATGATACTGAATTATTAGCTCGACCTCTCTGTGGGTTTGTTTCCCACCAAGCTCCAACCTTAGCGCTAAGCATTGCTTCTGAGTTTAAATCAAACAACGAGATCATAGCTGCTCTTCTTATACCACCAGCTAAAACAGCATCAGCTATATGACACATTATATCGTGGCACTCTATATCTGTTAATTGATGTCGATCTTTTTTCTGTCTAAGTATGGCTTCAATTTGAACTAAGCACAACCTAAGTGGCTCAGGTCCAGGAGCTTTACCTCCAGCTGTTACTAACGCAGCACCTTTTTCTCTAATATCAGATAGATCAAATGTTATATGCGATGTTAGCTTTCCGGTGTAGGACTTAAATAACGTTTTAATAGCGTCAGCCCAACCCATTATGCTATCCTGTACTATGTATCTCTTGTGTCTATTGTAGTTAGGTTTACGTATCTCAGGTAGTTTTTCTATATTGTGATTTTGCACAGAATAGCCAACACCTGTTCCACCTAATAATAAAAACATAGCTTCACTAAAAGAGTGTATACTATCAACAGGCATAAATGCACAATTGTATATTCTAGAGTTATTTAGCTCTATTGCTTTACCACCAAACTGTAACGATCTCATCGAAGGTAATACTTTCTTAGGTATTACGTATTTAACATATAGTTCCTCAATGTTATCTTTTAAGTTTGGATATTTTTTTATGTGCATATCCTTGTTCCTGGTAACTAGCTCTAACCATGTCTCTCTACGGTTTTCATCTTTTAAATAACGCGCATACTTATTGTGCACAGTTATATCACTTAACAACTTTTTATCCTTCGTCATTGTTTTCTTCTTCGTTATTTATTCTCATTATTTCTAAAGCCAAATCTACAAATGGCAAATAAAATACATGTGTTACCTTATTAAAGGTTTCACTTTCGTGTTCGTATGTTCTAAATCCGAACAACATACCAGGATATAGCCCGATACTTAAACTCCAGTCTGTTCTCATATTCCGTTTTTTTCTTGTTGTTTTATTAAATCTTTATACTTTACACAGCCAAATCGCTGCAATCTCCATTTTATCCATTTGTCAACTTGACGTTCACCATATTTTATTCGTGCTAGTCTTTTTTGTTGTGCGGTTACGATCTTATTATTCCTTTTCATTCTTTAATTGTAGTATTAATTCAATTGCTACGTCACACTCGCGTTGACACTGTGGCTTTAAAAGCAACCTACCAGGATCATTATTCTGAACCCAATGTTTAAATAACTTGTATCTAATAGGAAAGCTATCATTTGCTCTACCTTTTGTTTCACATGTCCAACCAACGCCTTCAAAATCTGGTGTGTATTTAATGCCAAGTATTTTTTTGTTTCCTCGGTCTTTAAAGTCACCCTTACCATTAGCTTGTCTTTCTATAGCGCAACTACTAAACTCAAATGACTCTAACAGTTGGTATGTTCTTGGCTCATATTCAAATTTTATCTTAGCTTTTTTAAGCGCTCGATACATATATTTTTCTAAACCAGAGGCAAAAGTCACCCCGTCATAGGTAACTTTGTTACTTCTGACAGGGCCTCTTTTTTTTCTTGATCGATTCTTCATTACTCGGCAACCATTCGTAGTGCAGCATCTTGTATAGCATCGTTTAGACAATGTTTTGCAGATTCAAGGTATAATAAAGCATCCATTAATTCTTCTTGTACATCGATGATGAAGTCTTTTAAATCTTTTTCACCATTTTCTATCTCTTTCATCATGGTTCCGCCATATTTGTCGTTACCCATAACGCTTCTGTTATCTATTTTCTCAATAACATCTAGCACTATTTGATCTCGTGTTCTTGTTACGTAATTTCTCATGTTAATCTTTCTATTTCTTTAGTGTAAAACTCTATTTTCTCAAACTCTCTACTCATATTATCTTTTTTACCAAGACGTAGCTGATATTTCAAAGCGTTGCCTTTCAAAAAACCTATAAATTCATCTTTAGTTAAAGCAGCCTCAATAACGTCGATAGCTTGTGTACCTTTATATAACTCGTAGTGAGTACTTTTTGGATCTCGTATAGCCATTAATCCTTAACAAATGTTCCGTTTATCATGCTACCAGTTCTGTTTGCTATAGTGTTGTATGCAGAGTCAATACAACGTTCTATTGTTGTACCACCTAGATGTGCTAAATTGGTTAATACTACAACCATATCACCTATAGCATCTACAAACTCATCATCGTCGTGTTTTAATATAGCTCTAGCTAATTCACCACTTTCTTCTATTAACTTGACATACTGTGTCTTTAAATCACCAGAGTCATAAAGCCCTCGTTCTTGAGCCCAATTTCTTATAAGCTCAAATGTTCGTGCAATATGTGTGTATATTATACTGTGGTTTGATGGACTGTAGGCTTGTGGATAAGTATCTTCTGTTAAGAAAACATAGTTATAAGCTTTGTTGTAGATATAACATCTATTTGGGTTATACATAGATGTCTTGGCGTTAGCTACTATCCAAGGTATTGTTTCACTGTTAATCTCAAATTCACCGTGGTCTGTTTCCCAAGTCAAACCTTTATTATCCATAAGCCTACCTTTTAACTTGTTAACTGGACATGGAAAGGTTGATGTTTGTTCTGTTGCGTTTATTTTCATATTATTATTATTATTATTTGGTTTTTGGTTTTTGTACAATTGGTTATATGGTTTACTATCAACATTATAGCCATAAGACTGTTGAAGTTCTAACTCTAAGTCTGATACTAAATCTATATCATCTGACTCGAGTAGAACTTCATATTCTCCTGGAGCATAACCTTGTTGCTCCGTAACTCTCTTATAAAGATCACGTGTTACTCCGATCTTTTTATTAAAAATGTGGTATATTTTATATTTCAAATCTTATCATTATATAAGTGTAAATTATGTGCGTGGTGGTAGTACCACCCGGTGTCCATAGACAGTTCGTCTGCAACTAATTGCTGCAATGATGCAAATTGGTATTGGTCGTTGCAGAAACCATACCAGAGGTCATTAGATCGCATATAGACAGACATACACAGCTCATTGTTTATTATCGTAAATTGTATCGCATAAGTACATGGCGTGTCGTTATCATATTTGTCTATTTCTTTGCCATCATATATACTTATCGCAGCCTGTCTTGTTTTTGGATTTTCTTTTAAAAGATTAATTACTTTTTCAAGTTGATCACCTCTTAGCCATTGGTACCCATAGTTAGAATTAACATCACCATACTTGTCAGCCATACGTTTCCATATTTTAGGGACTTTACCGTATATATATCCTAACTTGCTTATATTAGGATCGCCAGATAAGTACCATTGCCATTCAGCATAAGCGTAGTGTAATTTCCATTTACGTTCTATATTTGTTATAGACTTCATGCCTGGATTAGTAATATAAAAGCCAACATTAAATAGCGCTCTCGTGTTATCAAACTCAATACCTTCAACTAATATCTTATCGTAAAAGTATTCATATGCTTCGTTAGCATTCTCAAATTTAGTCTTCATCTTTTATTTCTCTTTTATTATAGTAATAAACTCTGTATTCTGCTGCCTTTTTTTGTGCAGTTTTGTAATTATATTTCTCTGGAGACGTTGCAATAAGCTTTCTATTAGGGAACCTACCTGTTTCTATATCAACATAGTATTTCTTTTCCCTCCAAGTAACTTGTCTTACTGTTATGGTAATATTATTGTTAACACACCATTTATTTGCTTCCATCTCATACTCAGTCATAGCATAGCCTTCTGGTACTTTTTTTATTCCCACGGCAAGTCATTAGATTTTATAGATATTTCAGGTATAAACCTTCCAGAGGCTGGATCCCAAGTAAACAAAGCCTCAGCACCGTTCTCTCCAAGGTTTTGAAACTTAACCTTAAGAACTTTAACTTTAGTTGTACCAGCTTCATAATCCCTGTGTACCAGTAACCCGTGATAACTAGCGTCGTACCATTCACCACCACCTTTAATGTTATACATAGTTGGTTCTTCAATTTTACCATCACTACCTTTATACATCTTAGTTGGATGCGCTACTATAAAAACTAAGCAGTCATACTTTTTTGCAAACATCTCTATCTTCATTAAGTAATCCATCGTGTAACGATTTACATCGTCAGTCTTAGCATTTATATCTCGCACTTTGTTGTATGGATCAATTACTAAGCATTTGATACCCTTACGCTTAACTAATTCTGCACCTTTACGTAACACTGAGTCTAAATCATATTTATCCATATCTATGAAGAAAAAATGATCGTTAACGTGTTCAGCTACTTCGTTCCATTTTGCACCACCTATATCACCCACATTTGGCATATCACCCCATACTTTACGCATTAGTTTATGTGCGTGCAAATACGTTGGTTGATTCTCCGGTGAGGCAAACGCTGTTTTCCAACCATAGTTTTGGTTATAACCAACAACCATTTGATCAACAAAGTCTGACTTGCCAGAGCTAGGAATACCCGTTACTGTTATAAACTGTTTAGTGTATGTTGAAAATATATCATCAAAATTAGATAGACCAACTTGAAAACCTGGCTTAAAGCCATTCTTAACAAAGTCTGTTATATCGTTCTCAATATCTTTGAACGTTGTTACGTTTTCTAGTGGATATGGTCTAGCTTTTGCTATTGATTCTGATAAGCTTTCCGCACCGTATTTAATTAAATACTCATTAGCATCTTTACAATCATCAAAGTCAACTATGAAACAGATCTCAGCACCTAACCTACGGACAAGCTCTTGTTGTAGCATTTGACCCGGTTCGTCTTTATCAACCGCTAACAGTATTCTTTCTTTATCTTCGAAGTAATCTATACAGTTGTCTAAGTAATCTAAATTGTTGTTATTTAATGTTGCACCGTTTGGTACCGATATTACATTCTTAACACCAGCTTCATGAAGTGCTAACACATCCATCTCGCCTTCGGTTATAATACAGCTATCATAACCTATTATGCTATTTATATTGTAAAATACTTTTTCAGCACCCTTGTATAACTTAAAGTTTTTACGACCATCTCTGTATTTAACATTGATAAGTTGATCACCCATCATATAGTTAAATTGTATGGTGTTTTCTACTTTACCAGTTTGAGGCATATATTCAGCACCTTGACCAACGTGTAGTTCGTTTAATGTCTTTTGAGATATTCCTCTAGACTCGAACCATTCCGAAACTTTATCTGTTGTTGGTGTATCTTTACTCCTCAGAGTTAAACCCTGCATCATTAGTTTTGTTTCTGGTCTAACATACTTTCGTTCACTAGCACCCTTTCTTTGGTATGTGTGTAATTGAAACGATGTGTTACAGTTATGACAAGTACCTATTCCTCTGTCCCAATCATAAGACGAACATTTTGCTTTTTGGTTTTTTGGTTTTCTATTATGTGAGCAAAGAGGACATATACCTTGACTTGCCCCTTCTTTTAAGCCATATTGATTGAACCGGTCAATCGTGAATCCATTTATCTCGGTTGTTTGCATTTTAGTTTTTAATTAGTGTTGGCCGTCTCTACAATCTGGACATATGTCACAGAAGTCATATTCCTCCTGTGACATATCTTGTCCACACATTTCACATTGTTCCATATTAAAATGGAAGATCGTTAGCATCAACAACTGTGGTGTTAACAGTCATCGGTTGTGATCTCTGTTGTTGCCCGTCTCTAGGGGCTGGTTCAACGTTTACTCCATTAGACCAAACAACCTTCGCATTGCCTAAGTAAGTTTTGCCTACTTTAGCTTCGCGTTCTTCTTTTGTCTGCTGAATAACTACTGGACCTTGATTGCCAAACTGATCTAGTTCATCGTTTAACGTGATAGTAATAGGTAAATACTTACCTTTTTTTCCGTTAATAATTTTGTCTTTAGTAATCTTACTAAGATCGATACTTGTTGCTATTATACTTGCCATTTTTTAATAAGTACTTAACTGTTTAAACATTCTAATTAATTGGTTTTTAGTTGCTCCGGTGTTTCTCCTTAAATTGTCAACAGCTTTTACGTGCGTTTGTTTTGGGTAAAAGTTGTCTAATTTGGTTTTCATTCCGGTTACTGTGCAAACTTTTACTCCTCTTCTTTTGGTTTTTCTCATATTATTTTTTGTTTTATTATTATCCTAGGTTAATCGTATTTAGTTTGTAAACCTAGAGAGTTTTGTTGATGAAATATTGATCTCTGTCAAAGTGTTCTGTTTCGTAGAATAGTTCATAAACCTCTGTGGCTTTCTGTACTTTTTCAATTCCGCGTTCTATAAACTCTGTTGAGCAATCAAATATTCCTATTTGGTGTGTGTTTTTATCTATAACTATAAATATCAACTCATAACCAAATATTTGACTGTAAATGTAAGCTTGGCTATCATAGTTGTACTTCCAAGCTGAAGATTTGAACGAGTTAATGTCGTTTGTGGTTTTAAGATCTATTATTAGTTTCTCGCTTTTGTTTATTATATCTGCTTTACCTTTCCACATATAACCGTTTATCTCCTTAATGCCAGGTTCTTCGTATATTGTATCGCCATTACGTATAAGATCTTTACATATAGTATTAGATAATACTTTTTCAGTAAGTAATTCTATATTATCAACTTCTTTTTGTAACAGGCATAATTCGCCACCTGACATCTCTTTGTAAACTTTGGTATTCCTAGTTGACGACTGTATTATCTTGAAGCTCTTTAATTTGTGAGGTTCTAGTATTGCCGTGTGAAAATAACCACCAACCAACAATGCTGGCGACGGTTTGCTTTGATTACCAAAACATAAAGGGTTTGTTAGTAACGTTATGATGTCACTATTACTTAAGTACTGTTTACCGAACTGTCCATAATAGTGCTCATCTTCACGTAGTTTGTCTATAATTTGTTTTTTGTTCATTTATAGTGTAGACAGAGACTTTTCAATCTCTGGGCTAAGTGCATATTTACTCTTTATTGCACTTACTGTTCCGCCTTCCCTTATATAGTTTTTTGCTTTTTCGTATGCTGGATCTTTAGTTGATGTTATCGTCTCTTTTTTGTCTTTACCGTGTGTATTAGCAGCATCACTGTCTTGCGTGTCATCTATTAGAAATAGATTACCTAACGCGTATTTTTTAGCATAACTAGAGGCTGATCCAAATTTTTGTGGCATCTGCATACCTTTTTGATCTAGATCGACACCAACCACAGCTGTCGCATGTATAGCATTCTTGCCATCGCTCACAGATGCAGTTGTTTTAAAAATAGGTGGATCTGTTACTATTAATTCTTCGTTAATTATAACTGTTACTCCTAACTCCTTTAAAAAGGGTTTTGTTGCTTCGAGAATGTCTTCGGCACTCCTGAAATAATACTTGCCGAAAGAGTTAAATCTTGATTTTTTAGATTTAAACCTTGTTTGAATTTCTGTTAATTTTTCATTAATTGTCATTTTGGTATCTTGGTATGTTTAATTATAATTACATGTTTTTATTGAAATTTAATACTTAACTTAAAGATAGTCAAGCACTTGCGAGTGGTCTACTTTGTCTATTAGTTTATCAACAGCCTGCTTTTTTAGTTGTGATACGCGGACATAAGCAGATGAACCATTTATATTAAGTTCTTCTGCTATTTGCTTAGCGCTGTGCTTATCACAGTCCAACCCGTAGCTCAATCTTAAAACTTCATATTCTCTTTCGTTAAGATGTTTTTTAAGTAAGCTTTTTAGATATGCGTTTAATAGCTCTACATTGTATGGCTCTGACTCGTCAGCTATCTGGTAAGCTAAGTTTTCGTCTTGGTTAGGTTTTGCATCGGTGCTTAAAAATATACTATTAAAGAACATTTCAACCATTCTCTTATCTTTACCGAAATCTTTTCGTATTTCATTTAGCTTATGCTCTGGTATGCGTATGTTACCTCTGTGTGTGTCTACAGCTCTTCTTATTGCTCCTTTAATTCTTTTACTTAAAAAAGACTTTATTGTTTTCTCAATATCGTTAGAGGCTAGTAACTTTTCCCAATCAATCCTATCTACAGCAGCAACCAGACCAACAGATCCTTCTTGTATTAGATCATTTATGCTAAGTACACCAGATGCTTGTTGTGATGTTGAAAATTTCTTGGCTAAGTTTTCTACTAACGGTAAAAACTTTGTTATTAGTTCATCTCTAGAATATTCGTCCCAGAATTTACCATCGATTATTGATCGATCTACGTCTTTTTTATATCTAATATAATTATCTACATTATAGCTTTTCATTTAATATTGTTTTTTCTTGTTTTAAAGTGTCGCACATGTGGCGATAAATTGTTCTAGGTGTAACACCGAGTAGTGACGATAGCCTTTTAACTGTTATTTTTTGACCAGCATCGTTTATATCTAACATGCACTGGTATAATATAGTTTTGTCCAACTTCACCCTGCCGATTAACCTACCCACAATACTTAGTTTTTCACTTAAGGTAAAATGCCAAGCAGGTGGTTTAAATATAACCTTACGTATCTTATTTACTGGAGGCTCACCGCCTTGTGCAAACACATCTTCTATTATATCGTTCAGTGTTTTTTTGCTTATAAAAAAAGTTGTAAAACCATTTTCTTTGTCAGCTATAAATCTAAAGACATGTTCTAAGAATTTATCATCGGAGTACTCTTGGTTTAAAAAGTATATTGCTAAAAAATGCCACTTAAGAGACCTATATGTTGTAATCTTTGCCTTACTAGCAAACAATGTATAACATTGGTGTGTTCCGTGTTTATAGTACATGTATATATCAGTTTCCTCACTAGGTTCGTCACTCCAAGGGATACAGCGGGTTATTACGCGTTTACTATGTAACCATTGTATTTTTCTTTCTTGTGACATTGTTATTACTTTATATCTAGGGGGGATGACATTAGCCTATTACTTAAGGATCTTTATAGGCTATTGTCATGTTTTAAATGCCGCAACATTAATCTTCATCTTGTTTTATTTTTTTTTAAAAAAATATTTCCTACTTGCTTTGCAGCTTATTTAGCCTCATTCTTATATACTCCAAGGATCTCCTCATTTATGAATACACCTTTAGATTCAGCATTACGAAGCTTATTAAAGATCGAAAATGGTACGTTATCAAAGACGTAAGGTTCTTCTCTGGACTTAAACTGTATTGATAGTTTCTTTTTGAACTTATCAAACGATGCTCCACTAACTACTGATGAATCACTAAATATTATAGACATTATTTTACTCTTCATTTTCTCCATGTTCTTCGATTTTAAATAGTTTAAGAATAGCACTAGATATTTCGTACATAACATCTTGAACTTTATTTGTTTCCATAGAATCAACATATATAGTATTATCGTAATCTATTGAGTATTGAAAATCATAGCCACGAGGATCTTCGAAGTCAAACTCCTCAAAAGCTTCACTTATTGCTTTATCAATAGCATCAACATCTTGACGTCCCAACACTGGTCTACAATCTATTTCATTTAGCTTAACTTTAGCTGCTTCAATTTCTAATTTAGCTGCATTAATTTGATCCTGGTTTAGCCGCATATTCATTTTGTTAATTCTCTCAAGTGACTCTAGGCTTGCTTGTAGTTCTTGCTTTAATTTTGTTTGTGTTTTTTCCATTTTTAAATATTTACTTTGTTTATTTTTACATGTGTTGAATTACTCAGGGTGACAATAGCCTATTATTTAAGGAACCTATAGGGCTAATGTCATGTTTTATGCTTTTATATTTAAGTTGTATAATTCATATTCAATTTTCGTTTAAATAATCTTATTAATGAATAGTTAATAGGATATTCTTCATAAATTTTTTCGTCTTTATTAGCCACTGTGTGTTTTTCCGCTATATAATATTTCCAATAAGCCTTAATACTACATTCGCTTTTATATTTGTCTGGCATTGCCTGTGGAGGTTGCTTAAAATCTGACGTAGTCATACCCATAGGAGGCCATTTAAGAGCATCTTTGCATTTAATTATTGTAAGATGTGTTTTCTTATAACGATTAGTATATTCGTCTCCTAAAGCCATCATATGGTTGTATAACCAATTGTAATGCTTAGTATTAGAACGAGTCCAGATAGTGCTTGGATGGTTAATGTGGCTTACTTTGTATGGAACGTTGTCACCATTGCCATGAAAATGATGCGCCGAGCATAACATTTGAGCTGACTCAAGAACCATTTTTACAACGTGTTTGTTGTACTGTAACCTAGCAGCCGTATCTGGATCTGCGTCTAAATAAAATATATTCATGTATTTATTATCTTTAGTTATTCGTATTTATTTTGTAAACGTGTTTGGACTTTATTCCAATATTTAATAGTTGATTTCTTTTTATAACCAAGTGGTCCGCCATTCCAGTTGCGCGCTATAGCTTCATTCGACTTATTTGCATAACGTTTTTTAATGGTCTTAAATACGTTTATAGACTGTTGCCTATTATATCTGTCATCTAGACAAAAAGAATCAAACCCGATGATTCTATTGGCCTCCCTGATGCATATAGGATGTATTTGTAAACAACCTACAGCTAAACCATTATCACCTATCGCAGAGTCATTGCCTCTACTTTCTACATAAATGATCGCGTTGATTAGATCTTCCAATGATGACTTGATCGTTACTTTTACTCGCTCGTCTGTCGGAGCGGACTCGATCGTTACTTTTACTTGCTCGTCTATCGGAAAGGACTTGTGTATAACATTACTCGTGTTGCTCTTTGGTATCGCTAAGCTTATTGCTATAGTTGTTATTAATAATTTGTTCATAAGTTTGCTCTATGTGGTTAAAAATTAACTCCATGCTGTGTTTTTATATAAACTTGCAACCTCAATTCCGTGCTCAATCATAAGATCTAATCCCTTTGTAGATTTTTCGTAAACATCTTCATATATAACTCTAGTTATCCCAGATTGCATAATTAGTTTGCAACATTCATCACACGGAGAAAGCGTACAGTATAACGTGCTACCTTCTGAGCTCAGTGTTGACTTAGCAATTTTCAATATTGCATTTGACTCAGCGTGAAGTACATACCACTTAGTAGTATTGTTTTCTTCACAGTCATTACACATGCCACTCGGTGTTCCGTTGTAGCCAAACGATAATATATTGTTGTCTTTTACTATTACAGCTCCGACTTTCTTCCTGTTACACTTACTCAGTATACTTACTTCATGAGCTATGCCCATATATACCGAATCTAATTCTCTTGTACTTGCCATGTTTAATTATTATATATCGTTATCCGTTAGTGATCGTATTCTGTTTGTTATCTAAGTTTTTAAACTTTTCTTTAAGCTTTACCATATGTGGGAAATACCTATTCCCTTCTTTTATTGGTTCAAAATACTGTAGCAGCTGTGGTATGTAGTGAAACTTTAACTGTATTAAAGATTCTAACATTCCTGAAACCTCTTTATCTTTGGTACTATATTCTCTAGACTTATTTAATATGTCTTTTCTTGTCATTTTAGTGAAATATTAGTCCTACTTTTTTATTTTTACTGAACCACTTTGTCGCAAACAAATCAACTTTAGACGCGTTAACATACCCTGCTCGATCCAGTTCTTGTTCAGAACCAAATATTTTTGTATGTCTATCTACTTCAGTATCAATAAGATGCGATTGTTTACCGCTATCACTATATATGATATCAAAGTTTGAAGGCAAGTCTACTTCTTTCGTTAGCTGCACCATATTAGTATAGCTATAGAATTTTACTTTAGGAAAGAGCAGGGCTATGTCGATCCACTTATTAAGATACTTACGGGAATAGTAGTCACCGCTGTCGTGTACCCTTACGTAGTCAGGCTTCTTCTTAACTATCTCATCGTACATTTTATTAACGAAGTCGTCTGTTTTTGATAATTCATAACGCTTCTCAAACGCTGGTTTTACATTGGACCAGATGTACGCACCTTTACGTGCATAGCAAAACTTCACGCAAGAGTCCGCCATAGGGCATATTAGTTTACCAGACTGTGATTTGTATGCTGGTAGGCCGAAGTTGAACACTCGTACGCCTAGCTCTTGACTTGTTTTTTTAAGTTTACTATTTTGTGTAAGTAGATTCATAACGCTAATTTTATTTGTTCTGCTTCGTTATTGATACTAGTCTAAGAGACACATATACGCTTCAGGGTTTGCTCGCCTAAACCAGTCGCAGCCTTTTTGAACTATCTTCCAGTTACGCGTTAAGTTAGCACCCATTATTAAGTCATACATAGCAAGCTCGTTAGCTGTTAACTCATAACTTTGGCCAGAAAAAGGGTTTGTTACAATATCCCCGCTAAAATATTTAGCTCCATCGTACCACTTAGGTAGATCTATTTCTTTGTTTTTCTTCATTTTATTAAGTTGTTTTAACATAGCAGCTAGTGAGAGAATCGAACTCTTATACCCGTCGGTAGCCTATGTACACTACAAGCTCGTGAAAACGTTTACTTGTACAATGTTTTACCTGACCTAGCTGGCATCCACCGTTCGTTCCAAAAAGAACTAGTTTTTACTGAAAAACTAAGGCTTGTGTTTCAGGTGACAAATTTATACTAAACATATGTTAGAGGTTAGCGGCGACTGCGTGTACCTAACAACTGGGCTTTCACCGTGTTTTTCGGGGTTATTGGTTTGTACACAGTACTGTTAACCCTTTTTCCTTGCCGCCGCTGCAACTAATAAAACCATGAACGTGTATAGCACACTGCAACCTCTAACTATATGCCCAGCTTTTGTCTTATAGATTCAAAAGCTTTTATTCTTTCTTGTAGTACTGGTTCTGCTTCAATAGGTGTATTAGTATCCTGTAGTACATCATCAACTACTTCTTTTAAACACTCTAAGGACATAATTAACACGTTTTTCTCTATTGGTGTGAATTCTACAAAAGTTTTTAAATTAACTGTTTTCATGTTTGTTTTTTATTTGGTATTATTATCGATTAGCGATCGTATTTTATTTGCAACTTATTTCATTTATAGTAGCATCGAATAATCTATTTATAGCAGTAATCCACTCATCACCTGGTAGTTCGTTTATCACTGTATCTGTTATAGCCCAAGATATAGCATGGTTTAAGCTCTCCATTAGGTCTTCAGCTAGAACCTTAGACAGGTCTCTTATTGTTGCGTCTAGTTCTGTGTCTTCACTCTTCTTCTTATTCTTCTTCATTTGTCTTTTATATTTATACTTACATTTCGAAGAAATACTAGTCACATGCAATAAACTCTTTATTACACATCCACTCGATATGCCATTTAGAGTGTCCTCTCTTGTATAGTATATCTTCTATATCCTCTGCCTGAAATTTATCTTCGTCTAAAGAGTACTCTTTTAGCAGTTGTTGTAGCTTATACTCATATACTATGCCGTCTTCGTAATCTAATACTGTTATATATTTAAAATTCATTTATTATTTTTTTTATAGTTTCTCAAGTAAAACTCTAGCATATACTTCATGCGCGCAAGTGGGTTTAGTATTAGTTCACGCTCCCAACACATAGTTTTTCTAGTGCTAAGATCGCCATTGCTGTTCATTAAAGTATACCTAGTTTCTTTTAGGTATTTTCTGTTTAGTTGATACCATCTACTCGTAGGAGATAATTTTCTTACATAACCTGACTCAAAGCAAGCGATACGTTGACCTGTTGGCATAAGAAATGATCTTGTACCATTGTTACGTTGGCTAGAGGTGGTTATTTCTTGTATGCCATATATTATTTCTAGTGACTTAGCGTAAGCATCTTCCACCTTGTGGCGATCCTTAAATGGTATATTATTATAATTATACATAAGTGTTACTATTTATTGTGTACTATTGAGATGTTTTAATTTTATTCATATAGTGTATATTATTTAATTATCTTAAACATGTTCCATAACCTTTGCGCCTTGCAGCTTTGTTAATACTATCTGCTTGTGACTTTGGCATGAACTGAAAGCTATTACCTGTTTTATGGTTAGTGATCGGCACTGCGCCATATGGTTCAGTTGTACTACACTTGACACAAGTGTTGTATGATAGTTTAATTCTAACTGGGTGGATAGGACCGCCGCATTTGCAAATTTGTATATTCATGTTATTATTATCTTATAGTTATCGTATTTTATTTGAAACGAGTGTATCTTCTTAACTCATAACAACTTTCGTGTGGTGCATCTTCAAAGAATTTATTCAGCTCTTTTTCAGAATTAATTGTAGTGTCGTAGGAATACATAACTTCGTCGCTATACTTTCTACCTATAACATCACTCTTAAACTTAATGGTTCGCCATACTTGTGGAAATGTTTGTTTCTTACTCATAGTTTTTTATTAGTACATTCCCCTTATCCATGAAGGTATCTCACTGTTAGAAACCCTCTCTTCGTAATCTTTAGTTACTCTCACATAGTAGTCTTCTTCTACAGCAATCAGAGACCCTGCTCTTACATGCACTACTTTACTGTTGATTTTACCTTTAGGTGTAATGTTATCGTTCTTTTTCTTACTACTCATAACTTAGTGTTTCTTGTGCTTTATTAAGTATTCTTTCTTTTAATGATTTAAGTCTAGCGATCTTCTGCTGGAGTATTGTTGGTGTTTCAAAATCTATATCCTCACCATACCAGTTTATTTGAAGCTTCTCTGTTTTAGATATCTCCTCTTCAATCATAGTGAGTAGATACGATGTTTCATACATGTCTATGTCTAATTTCATTTTATTTTTTCTTTAGTATAGTTGTCTGTTTAACTGTTCATACACCCAGTCAGTGTGTTCTTCATTCACTAATTCTACTTCTTCGTCGGTTAATTCTCTACCATCAATCTCACCTGATTCCAAGTAGGCGTCACAGAAGCGTGGGTAGTCGCTCCAATCTATTCCGTTGACGTATGGGTTTTCTATTTTACTTAAATCTATTTTCATTATGCTCTGTGTGTTATATCTTTAGGGTCATATTCTTCTTCTCCATAGTCAAGTACAGAGTGTAAATCTCTCATGTTAATTCTTGCGAATGTCAATGCTTGTCTCTCTGTTTCGAAGTCGTAGTGCTCTTCTGTGTAGTCACCGCTTTCTGTGTGTTCTCTTA